ATCGTGTTGTTGCTGTCGCGGCTCTTGGCCGGAGCCACGCGCTGCTTCAGTTCGGGGCAATTCTCGATCAGCGGGTCGATGCGTCCCTTGGACAACCGTTCGACCATTTTGTCGGTCGGCTGTACGAACATGGTGGGCGCCGGCGCGATGTGCATAGCATAGCCTACGAAGTTGCTGGCGCCCTCGGTTCCTCCGATCTGCGCGGCCTTTACGAAGACAATTTTGCGGTGCGAGTCGTGAACGCTCAAGCAATCCATGATGTCGCGCAGGTAGGGGGTGCGGCTCGTCCGGTATTGGCCCGATTCGGCAGAGCTGACCGGCGACAAAAACCGGTATTTGTCCGCCCATTGCGACACCGTGATCCGGTCGAGCGGTCGTAAGCCCTGGAAAAACTTGGTTATCTCGTTGAAAATGGCTGTCATTGGTCGATTCTTGTTTGAAAATCCGCGAGCTTCTGCAACGCATCGGCGATCGCGTCGTATATCGTGTTGTGAACGATTGCCCGATTGTCTTCCGCCATAACCACGTCCGTTATTCGGTCGGGGATTGCGAGCAATGTGTCGCGCAATTCCTTGCCGGCGGCGAAAAGTTGGGCATTTATGCGCTCGCGCGACACCAGCGCACCCTCTTTTTCCTGTAATTCCAGCTCGGCGATCCTGGCTTTGGCGATTTTTTCCTGTAATTGGGCGTCCTCGTAGGTCATCGTAGCAGTTGCCACAGCCTTGGCCGTCGGTTCCGGCTCGATCACCGCTTTATCAAAGGTTTTGATGTAGCCCGCCAGCGCGTTGCGGACCTTGCGCTGGTTGGGGTGCGCCGAGTTCAGCGACTTATACCAGCATACGGCGGCCTGTTGTGGGTTCAGGTAATACGGCGAAGTCGCGGACGTCCCGACGACATCCGCGAAATTGTCCGGTATATATCCGCGCTTTATGGCCGCTGTTATGGTCTTGGCGCTTATTCCGGTTGTTTCTTCGAAATCAGATATTTTAACCCAACCTTTGGGCGCTTTTTTCTTCATTCGTATCTGCTTGCTACCTGCTATGATAATTTTTTCCTGCTGACTGGCGAAAAAACGCGATGCCGACTACCCCCGATGTAGGGACCAGGAAGAACCTATAAAATATTCTTGTTCGTACCTTACCGGATCGGGTTTCTCAAATCCGGTTTTATCTCCGCACTCGGGACACTCTACATACCACATCGTTACGCGATTTCTTGGATCGAAAAAAGTTTCATCCACATCGGCGGCGCCATACTCAAATTGACATCCGCAAGGGCATTTCCGTACATATATCGCCATCTTACTACTGTTTCCGTGTTGTATTATTCGTTTCATTCCATCTATTTTTTGTTGCGATTTTTTAGTCGCATACGATTAACTGCTCCAAACTAAACCAATGCCAATCACCAAATACACCGTTCCCGATCTCTTGTAGGCAATAAAATACGACTCCAAGGCGGCGAAATGGTTGCTCATCTACGAACATAAAACTAATCTCATAAGGGCCACCACAATGACACCGCCAGTACAGTTTATCAATCTTATCCACATCCCCTATACCAATAGCCTCGGTATATCCTTGTTCAATAGCCACAGCGCTGGAATGTAGCTTGGCCACTTTCCCAATCAACCAACTGTGCTCCTCAATAAGCCTCACGTTATCCGTTTTTTGCCGCGATCTTATTCACGCGGCTGGTTAATATACCGTGTACGCGGGCTGTTACCTCGTTGCCCATAAACTCCGCAACGTCCGTCCGCACGTCCGGCGAAATGCCCATTGTGAACGGCGAGGCCGTCATCAGTTCTGTGATGCGTATCTTACCGCTGGCCGTCTTTTCTCGCCCGGGCACGAAGCCTATACGTTTTTGATAGCGGCCGCGAGAAAACACCCCTTTGTGCCCGCTGGACATGGTCGCGACAAAGGCGTGGCGGATCATGGTTGTCTTGCCCTTGTGGATTGCCACCGAAATCGAGGATCCCGATTGCTTTGGCTTGAATGCGATAACCGGTAGCCGGTTTTCGTTTATCTTGATGCCACCGTACAAGCTGCCGCTGTTAGCCTTGGGTGACACTACCGCCTGGCGTGATAGGTATTTCTGCGATATATTGTACCGCTCTTTTATCCGCTTGTTTATGCGGGGTATCGAGCGCGTAAGCGCACTATTGACGCCTTGCGCTGTGCCGCGTAATATTTCATTGGGGGATAGCTTGCTGCGAAACTCGTTTTGTATTCGCTCTACCTCGCCGCGCTTTTCCTGTGTGATCTTGATCTCCATAACGTCAGATTATTGCAGGGGAGCGTCCGCTGTGTGGGTGGCCGCCTCACCTCGTTCGTATTCTTTCAGCTTCTCGTCGATTTTGAGGTACAAATCCACCGGCTGGGGCGTCCGGCGTTTTAGATCCTCATACCACTGTCGCGATACGCCGGCCTCGCGGCACAACTTCGAAATGGATACATTAGCCGCGTTCGCCCGTCGCCGGATGTCGTTCGCCAAGTCTTTGTCGCTTTTTTTCATAATCCAAAAAAAATTATAAATACATTGATTTCAACGCATTCCTGCACCTGCCATCTCTTTCGGCCCGCAGATGCAACTCCGCCATGTTCTGCTCGACATACTCCTGCACATTCGCGGGACACTTGCCACTCTCATACATGGCCAGTAGATACTCGGCAGGGACTTTCGCTATTACTTCGCCCTTGTAGCTGCCGAACGGCATACGGTCGGCCGTCTTCTGCTTCCGATCGGCAGCCTCGGTGTCCCTGCGTTGCTCGATGGCGGGCTTGTGCTCCTCAATGTACCGCGCTACACTTTCCGAACATTTGCCGTTCTCATGGAGCCATAGCAGGTAATCGGCGGGGACGCCCGACATGGGACGCCCCTTGTATTTGCCGTATGGCATGGCGCTGGTGTCTGTCAGCCTCCACATAGTCAATAGCGTTTCCCGTGCTTATATCCTCGGCCCTCGTTGTACTGCATTTTCAGCAGAACGTGCATTTCGAGATCGATGCCGAGTGCGGTGGATAAATCAAGCAGGCGAATAGTCGCGTCGGCCAGCTCGTCCTCGAACGTGTCTTTAACGTGTACCTCGAACTTTTCACGGAACGGAAAGATTTCACAGGGTTCCTTATCGAAAAAAGCCGATAAGTCGGCCCGTTTGTTCTTACGATCGGCTTCCAGCGCCTCGGCGAGTTCCGAAACGGTCAGCATTAAAGCGCGGGGGATGTCGATCGGTTCATCGTGGAACCCTTTCGCTTTGGCGGTTTCAAATGCACGTCGCCCCAATTCTTTGAGTGTTAAATTTCCCATGATTATTTCATTTTTGAAAGGTTTTTACTCACATAATCCGTAAAAGCTCATGCAACTGGTCGCTGTGTCATCGTCGAACAGGCTGCCGGTCGCGTTCTGCCATTTGACATATTGTACTACATCGTTTATTGTCGGATATTTCTCGCCGCTGGTAATCGCGTGGGCGGGGATTTTATCCGGTCCAAAAAACGATGACTTCAGGTCATGCTCCAGCGTGGCAATCTGCTCGATGCGATCCGGAGATTGGCGGGAAATGTTCAGTATATCCCGCTGGCTCGCCATGACGCACGGCCAGCACCCTACACGTTTATAGCCCATCGTGTAGAGCGGATTGGGTTCAAGCCCCGCCGAGAGGATGTAGTCAATCACCTGCTGCGCCGACCAATCGAATACGGGACGCAGTAGATCGTCAGCGTATTGCTTTCGGAACACCCGCACGTCGTGACCGCGATAGGTGTGCATCTTTGGTTTGCCCGCTTTATCATAACCGTATGGCTCGAAATAGTACTTAAAGTACGTGCATTGCTTTGACATAGCCGCACGGTTCGGAGATTCCGCCGCGCGTATGCCTTGGATCATCAGTATATTATCCTGTACGTTGTCGAGCACATAGTCGATGCACGGCTTGGTTTTCAACTCTTGGGTACAGAATCGGGCACGGGTGGACGGCCAACGCTTTTTCTGCTTGGCCAAACCGACCATCCCATCATACTTGGGCGACTTGAGCGTTACGAGGTCGAGGTTTAGCCGGTCGGCGATGCGATTGATGTACTCGTAGGTCAGTGGATGCTCCCATCCCGTATCGCAAAACACGGTGGTAAAGTTGGTGGTGATGTGCTCGCGCACCCACAACAGCGCCGCAAGGCTATCCTTTCCTCCGGAAAATGTTACGATTATTTTCATCTACCAAAGTGTTTTATACAGTTACAGATCGTGATTGTCGGATTGGCCCATTGCCGTTGAAACCGGCGCCAATCGGTTGAATATTTACCCTCAAGATCACGAAACAACATTGCCATTGGCATAAAACCGGCTCGCCACGCCTCGCCCATCCGTGTCTGTGCTTTCTCGAACGTGTCTCCCTTGTAACCGCACAACACATAACACCTCATCGAGTTGCTGGATTTGGTGAAACCTGCCTCGATAAGCATTTTGCCTGCCTCAACGAGCGGGTCCAGGTCGTTGGGGGTGTCGTAGGCGAAAAATAGCGATTGGGGATGTAACTCATGTATTCGTTGCGCCATCGTCGGGGTTAGCAACGCTGCCTCCAGTCCTCCGGTAAATTGCGGCTTGTGCGGCTGGCGGGCAAGCATGGCAAATACCTCGTCGATATG